GTGCCTGGTTCCGTGTTGTTCACTGTACCAAAGAAGACTGATATTGATCGCGTGGCTTGTAAAGAGCCCGAAATCAATATGTTTATGCAGAGGTGTGTGGGAGACCACATACGTTCTAAGCTACGAAGACGCGGGATTAATCTTAACGATCAATCCATTAACGCTGATCTAGCAAAGAATGCACTACGAACAAATAGTGCCACTATTGACCTTTCTTCGGCTAGCGATACGATTACTAAACAACTTGTAATCACATTGCTTCCGTTTGAATGGTATAGTCTGCTTGACGACCTTCGATCCCACTCGGTTGAAATGCCGTATGGGAAAGGAAGCCACGACCTTGAGATGTTTTCATCAATGGGTAATGGCTTCACTTTTGAACTGGAGTCACTGATATTCTGGGCGTTAACCCGCTCAGTGTGTTATTTCTCCGGAATCAAAGGAAAGGTTTCAGTCTATGGAGATGATATAATATGCCCAACAGCGGTTGCTCCCCGTCTAGCACGTATTTTCAATTATTTCGGTTTTACCGTAAATATGAAAAAGAGTGCCTGGACAGGTGGTTTCCGCGAAAGTTGTGGTGAGCATTATCTCCTTGGTCGTAATATCACTCCCTTCTACTTGAGGGAAGCCGTTCGATCTTATAGACCTCTTATCCGAATATTGAACAAATTAGTTCAATGGGATGGAAGACCCTTTGATAATCACTTAGTCGTGACTAATCATTGGATCGCCCGGTTCCACCAGAAATGGTCGGAACAGGTCCCTTCTCGGTTTCGAGGTGGTAAGGATGTCGAGTCTAGCGACTCGCTCTTTACCTACGATCGTCCTAGGAGCAAAATAGGGTATATCACCCTATCTGTTCCAATCTGTGAAACGCTTCAACTGAAACGTTGGTTAACACAGAGGCATTCAACTAAGCATGAGGCACGACCTAATGTTGTAAACTTGCAACATATGGCCTTCCCGCATTTGCGGGACCTCGCGCTTAAACCGATTAAACCGGTAGTTGAACGTGATAATTTAGCTGTGTATGGTTCCAAACCAGTTCCCAATTTAGATTGGGTGAACCACAGCTATAGTGACTGCACGACGTTTAGCTTATATCAAATGATGTAAGCTTTGCGCATGCAACCGCCTTAATAGCGGTTCCCTCGAAAGAGGGTGGGTTGGTCCTTCCTTTAAGGACCAATTTTATCTTGAAGCCTGCT